CACATCCATAGCTGGGGTGGTGTTCAGTACACAAGCGGCCCAAAGGATACCATATTTGGTATGAACGTTGGGTGCGGCATTGACGAAACCTCATACGCAATGGCATACAGTACGCCATTCAGGTATAGGCCAACGCTGGGCTGCGGCGTGGTTCTAAACGATGGGAGCCACGCTATATTCGTACCCATGTAAAAAAAGGGGGAGCCAGCGTTTGCTGACTCCCCCTTAATTGTTTAGGCATCAAGCCTTCTTTGGGCTGATTCTATTAGCTCGGCGTATTCCTTGTCGCTACTCTCAAACCATTTTACCTTTTGCACTGCGTGTATGATGGTTGAGTGGTCGCGATCAAAGTAATCCCCTATATCATCAAACGTGTATTTCAGTCTGGTTCTGATAAGGTATTTCGCTACATGCCTTGCTACTATTATTGGGCCTTTTCTTCTTGTCCCAAGTATTTGCTTGATAGAAATGCCTGATGCTTCCGAGACTGCCAAAACAATTGCTTGCATGGCTCTCTCTTTTTCATTCATCACTCCACCATTTTGTTTCACCTACTGGGGTTAACGGGTTTTCGCCTAAGCATTTGCACCACAGCATGTACAGAGACACATCGCTTGGTGAGCGCCTGTTGTCTTCCCAATCTCTGATTGAGTCTGCGCTCTTGTCCATCATGCGAGCAAGATCTGTTCTGCTAAGGCCAAGTCTTAGGCGAGCTATCTTAAGCTGCTGTCCATCAAACGGCATCGCTTGATTTCTTTTTAAGCTCCAGATAGTGTGCAAGCGGTACGCAGATAAGTGACTCTGTGTTGCCGTCTTCTCGAAAGATTACGCCTTTAACAGCTTCATGTGGGCGAAGCCATTGAGCCACTCTTTTGTATCGCTTTGCCTGAAAGTGTTCGTCACCTATGATGACATCCACCTCATTGTGTAGGCCGCGAGACTGACCATTGCTTCCATAGCAACGCTCTGCATCAAAGCCCATTTCTTTGGCTTGGTTTACGATTTCTCTCTCGTAACCAAACCCCTTTACACGCGATGATCTTCCTCCCATGTTGTACCTCTTTGGTTCTGCGGACACAATCGGACACGCTCGGACACGCTCGGACGTAATCGGACACAGAATGTCCGTTACAATTCCACCCATGCGCCGTATGTAGCTCGCTCTTCAAAGTCGTATCTCTGCTTGGACAGAAACATCTCTTTAAGAGTGTCGCTGATTTCTTTTTGCCGCTGTCTAATTGTATCTGGGTTAATGCGAAACATCCCAACCTCATTGAAGCCGCGTGTTTCAACCGCCATGATACCAGAGGACACGATCCCACCAGCAAGCGCTGAGTAGTGCGCAAGCTGGTACTCGTATCCATACTTGTCAATGGTCTCCTGCATTTGATTTAACGGAAATGATGTTGTCTTCAGATCAACAACAAGGACGGCAGTAGCAGAACTGCCACCAGCAACAACAGCCATGTCAATCATGCCCTTTACCTTAAGGCCAGTTGGCCCATGAATGGCTGTATACACAAGCTGTTTCTCTGACTCCTCAAGTACCGCTCTTGCCACGCTGTGCTTTTGCACATTGTGAGCCATCTCCAAGATGCGATAAAAAGATTCGCGATCAATCACAATCTTTCCATCAACAAGGCGCAGGTAGTCTGCGTATGGCATGAGTTCTTTGGCAGTCTTCATGTCTACGCGCTTGTAGCCAGCCGCTTCAAATGCGAGTGACAGGTTGTTGCTATTCCTTGATAGCTGCTTTGCAAGATTGAGCTGAAGGTCTGTTGATGGAAGCTTCAGATTATCTGGAGCAATGTCAACGCGCTCGTCAAACTTGTCATTCTCAAGCAGGTACGTGTCAAACGCTGAGCCAAATGCAAATGCTGGGCTGTCAACATTTTCCTTGTACTTGTACTTGCGTGGGTGTTGCTTGAACAGCTTCATGTCGCTGTTGGATATGCCTTCCATCTGAAAGTATTCCTCTTGCGACACCTTGTGCCGTTCAATGTCTGTGTACTCAAGCATGGTATTCTCTTAATTGGGAATTGGGAATTGGGAATTGGGAATGGCACCCAATTTGGGGCGGGCGGGGTTGGCCGTTTGGATTGGCCACCCCGCCGCCCCTTTTAAAAGGATGCTTCTCTTGAAGCGGCGTTGGATACTACCTGCATTTTGGGAAAATCAAACTTGACATTGATTTCCAGCGGCTCGCCATCTCTGTTCTTGATGGTCTTGATACGCCGCATGTAGCTGGTTCGTTCTCCTTCGATTGCAATAACATGATCCATCTTTGTAACGTTGCTTCTGTTTCCAGTCGCATCGTTGAGAGAGATTGATCGTGCTGTTTCTGCGAAGTCCTCTCCATTGATTGCTCTTGAGCCGCTCTTGTTGATGTGGTGAATAGCAAAGATTGTGGTGTTGGTTGACTGTGCAATCTTGCGTAAGCCCTCAATGATAACGCGGAGATGCCACATCTCGTTGTTGCCAGCCTCGGGTACGCTGATACCGTCAGTCGTATCAACTACCACAAACTCTGGTTTGTACTGCATACACGCTCGCTCTATTGCCTCAAGCGTTGGTGCATCAGATACCATCTTGAGCCATTCCAGCTTTGATACAAGCTCTGATACCCTCCCATCCCTGATCGCATCCTCAACCTCATTCTTGGTCATGTTGTTTGCAGACTGAATGAAGCGGCGTGTAACCAGAGCTTCTGGCATTTCAAGATTGAGATACAGCGTTCGCTTGCGCATCTTTACCAGTATGTCCTGCACGAAAAGACTCTTGCCAATACCAGTATCAGCCATCACCAACGTAAGGCTTGACGGAAGTATTCTGTATTCTTTTGTTGAGTTTTGCTCATACAAGCTATACAGATTAAATCCTTTTCCTTGGTCAATGAGGCTGATATAGTTGGCAAGATTCTTTGCAAGCTCATCGTGTGATTGAACGTACATAGAATAGTCCTTCTTTTTGTTGAAGATGCACGTAGCGCTGCAATACTCTTGCATCACGGTATCCCTGCACCCGTATGTGTATCCTTTTTCGTATGTGTTTTTAACAATACGATCAAGCTCTTCTTCTGGCAGCCACCCCTCGAGCGCCTTGACAGCGTACTCGTAGGGCAACCCGCTGCGCCACAGCCAGCTTGACAAACGCAGAATATCTTGATGCCTACGCCCATGCTTTGGCCCTTGAGATATTAGCATTTGCATGCAAGTCACAAGGCGGGTTGGGTCATGTGCAGATACCGTTGTGTTTTCGCTACTGGTTCTTGACAGCCTTGGCATAGATACAATTCGCCGCAAGACTGGCTCTGGATCTTCCTCGGGCCATGCAATAGCGGCAATGCGCTCGTTCATGTCTGGAAGAATACCAATGCTTGGCGTCTTGTTTGAGAACAGCTCTCGCAGTTCTATCAGCGTTTTGTATGTACCGTTTTTGTGCTTGCTGAATGGCGACCTTATCAGACCAGCGGTGTTGACCGGCGACAAGTCAATCAGCGGGTGGTTCATGTTCTCATAGATGGTGTTCTTTATGATCTGCGGCAACGTTGTTGATGCAGTCATGCCAAACAATCTTCCATCAAGCTCTACATGAAAGCCCTTGTACCCACTAAACCAGACCTTGATGTACTCCTCTGGCACATCAAGATAGGACATAATGTATCTAACATAGTTTCGCACCTCCACAAGTGTTTGTGATATATCAACAGCAGCGCCATCAAAGTCGAGAACAATTGTTTTCATGCTCACGTTTCCGCTGAAACGCTTTGACATGTAACTATTCTCGCTTAGAAAATGCTTTAGCTCTTCGTAGTCAAACGCAAACATGCTGTTATGCGCTTGATCTTTTTCACATTGAGCCAGCCACGCTTCTGATGAAAGATCAAGTTCAGATAGTAGCAACCCTCTGTTGCTATACGATGAGTGTGATCCCTCGAACCCAAGCATTTAGTTAACCCTGAAAATGTTTTTCATTTCAGCTCCCTTTTTCTTGCGACCAAAGTAAGTTTCTCCACGAAGCCCTTCTTGCTTTTCCTGAACCTTTCTGCGTGCCCTTGAGATATACTCAAAGCGTGGAATGTTGCGAAGGTGCATTGCAGTAAGCAAGTCTTGCGCACTTAACTCAGACGGATCGCCATAGTAACGCGCAACGTAATACCACACAACCCTTTCGTCGCTATCTCTCGCATTTGGGTGGTCCCTAAGGATACTTTCTATGCGATTCATTAGTATGTTTTTGTGTTTGCCCATTGTACATGCCTCACTCCACCAATTGTTTGAGTTTCATAAAACAGAAAAGGCCAGCTCCCACAGCCAGCCTTTTCCGTCCCTTACATCACTACCCCAGCGCAAAGGGCTTACTTTATGCCTTTGTCGCTTGGTTAATAACCCTTGCATGCGTTTCATGTTTGGGTTGGAGACAGTAGCGGAATCGAACCGCTAACGTAAGGTGCACCAGCACACTGTCTCTGCTCGTTTTCGCGGCTTAGGTAGAGCGTCACCGTCATCAAGGGCTGGAGGTAGGCCCCGCCGCTATTGCAGGATTAGAACGGAGTGGTGTCGTCTAATTCCTGAGAAGACACGCTAAGCGATGGGACTTCAGTTGCGGCACTGTCGCCACCTGCGCTTAGCAGGGTGGGATCATAGCGCTTAACCCATCCACCATCCACTTGTTTCATGAAGCTCTTGTAAAGAGCCTCACCTGCCTTCTGCGTGGCCTCGTCGTCATCTCCAACTGCGTAGAAGATGTCGTATACGTCATAGCCAGTCTTACCATTGTTCTTCTGGTAAGCGGCATACTCAAGGTATACTACCTCCTGACCAACCATTTCTTTAATGGCTGCATCAAAGAGATTGCGCCATGCTGACTCGTTGAAGTTCTTCTCATCAAGATCAGAAGCCTCAATGCCAGCAGACTGCAACACCTTGCCATTGTCTGTTCCAGTTGCTTTAATCAGCTGCTTGACTTTGAACAGGCTGCCCAAGCCAGACGCTACCTCTCCATGAGCAGTAGCAATCTTCTTAAACCATCCCAGAATCGTGGTGGACTTCGCAAAGCCAGCACCAGTATCAATGTCAAGGCCAATGATAACGTCAGCAACAGCGCCCTTGCCGCCAATGCTAACGTTTTCTGAATACGTTGCTTTCTCAATGCGTCCACGTTTTACGTATACAGCACCGTCTTCGTGTGATCCAAGACGGTTATTGTTGTCAGTTTTCTTACCCGCTGAGGGGCTATCAAAGAATCCCATTGTCTTCTTAGTTTACTTTTGAGAGTGTTTTGAGTGCAGTTGTTTTACCTGTTCCAGAGTCACCAATAATTAGAATCTTTGGATTCTGAATACCATTCTCACGATAGTGATTGATAAGCAGTTCAAAGTCCTGATCTATGATGCCAGTCTCTGACGGGTAAGACAATCTGCTTTTTGCCTGTGTTCTCCTATTGTCTGACACGATCTGCCAAGCATACAATGCTTCGCCTTTTCGATTGCGACTGACAATAGAATACGCTACTACATCAAAGTAGCGAGCGGCGGCTGTCTTGGCGCTGCCCTTAAGGTCAGGCACTTCCAACGGTCCGCCGTTTTCGTCTGACCCACGATCAACGTGAGCCGTAACAATTACTGGGGCCTCCAGCTTGCACAGTTTCTGTACAAAGCGGATCAGCTTTTCGCCGTACTTGCCCCATAATTGTAAGTCCATAGTGACAACACGATGTTCGCGCATAATCTGCTCACGAGTTTGATTACCCGCAACAGATAGGGAGTCAACCACGATGCAATCAAGACCAATGTTCTTAGCAGGTTCAGAGATTTGATAGCGTATCTCAGCACCACCAGTTTCTGCAAATAGCTCATGCTTAATGTCTACCTTGGTTTCTGTTGTGATCTTATCAAGCAACGCACCTATTTGGTCCACGCCATGCGTTACAGCAACTGGCTCAAACCCAAGGTCTTCCTTGATTTGCGATGATCCTCCTATTGATGCGGTGCTTCTGTCTGCATCAAAGATTAAACAGTTCATCTATTTCCTCTTCTTCTATTTGTATTCTTCTGTAAATGTATGCTCTTTCGTGTGCTTCATGCTCAATGGCGCGAGCTACTGTACGCCATAAGCTGATATAGGCCCCCCTTGCGTCAAACAAGGGGAGCCTACTGTTAATCAGCCAGAGCTTATACAAGGCTCGTATCATGCTAAGTCCATGAAGGCATTGACGTAAGCCTCATTCATGTCGAAGCTTCTTGAAGTAAACGACTTTGCATCGTTATGCCACAACACGTTAGTGCCAGCGGAAAGCAACCCGTGAAGGGTATTCTCTTCGCTATCACACCAACGCTGAATGATGCTTCCAGCAACAGCGTTACCAATACCTGTCTTGGATTGTTCCCCAAACAGAGCCTGAAGATGCCACTTTTTCACCTCTACATTTGCCAAGTTGCTAAGGTGGTGTGCAAAATCAGGAAGCTGATTGCTTGCTGCTTGCTGAATCATTGGACCAATGCTGTAAAGGTCTTCAGTCCAATGCCAAGACGAGCTATCTTTGCGCGAGTGCTTAAACCTGACCGTGCCAAAGCGCTTGCCAACAACCATCCCGTTCATGCAGAAAGCATCAAGGATCATGAGGCTAACCTCTGCCTTCCACGCACCGTTGTACGAGTTCTTAACAAGAAGCGAAAGCTTTAGGTCTCGCTGATTACCAGCGCTGTCAAAGCTTGGGCTTTGTTTATTGAACTCATATACAGCCGCGAATCGTGAGCCATCCCAGAAGATTCTGACTGGATCGTTTTCCAATCCAACAAATTGGCTGATCTGATCGATAAGCTCCGTGTTCTCAACAAGCAGGTAGTTATCACCTACTCGGCCAAGAACTTCTGTGTTGCCATTCCAATCCGTTGCTTCAATTGCATGACCAGCAATGTTGCCGTTATGCGTGTAAGCTGGAACAAAGTCTACCTCTGAGTTCCACTTAATGCCATTCCTGGCCGTGTCAATCAGTTGGGTTTTCTTCTCCAGAAACGTTGTCTGTTCGCTCTGATGTACTTCCATTTGAGTTTCCCCTGTTGTTTATGATTTTGTATATCTCCGCCATAAGATTGTCTGGAACTCTTTTGGCTTCAGCAATCTCTTCTGACAGATCTATTTGGTCTTCTGCCCATTGCTCAGCAAGGTAGAAGATAGCGGGAAGCAAGCCAGCTCTCGCTGGCTCTTTTTCCCAGTCTGCGTTCTTGTCAAACGATAACAGAATTAAAAACGTGCACTGCATTAGAAGCAGTAGAGAATCAACTGGCGTATCAGAATGTTCTGATGCAATCTTTAGCATGTTTACCGCCTTCTCTGGCGACCTTTCGAGCGCATCGTTAACTGCTGACGATAGTTGATCGAGCCATTCTGTTATGTCAAGCATTATAGGTTCCTTGTGTTTTTGCGTGTTACTTTGCCACCATCATCGGTGAGGGTTGTCATACCACGCGAAAGCCTATCAAGTTCCTCATGCCTGTCAGTAAGCCATGACTCTACGTATGGCTTGATTGTTTGCGGAAGAAGGTGTTCTGCCCTGTTGTAAAGCTGAATAGATTCTTCCATGTTAAGCAGCGTACCGCGTTCGTCACGCAGCATTTTAACTACTGCTGATTCAAGAACAGCTGTGTCTGCTGTTTGCTCTCTTGGTGCTGTTGTGTACTTCAATGCTGGTTCTGCATGTCTTGGATGTAGTTATAAGCTTGGATAAACCCATCGCCTTCTCCAACGCTGTGTCCAACTTCATATCCAATTAAAGCAAATAGTCCAGCAAAGATTGCCACAAAGACAACCATGACCGCAACCTGAACCAGTTCCTCAATCAGGCTTCTGAGCTTGTAGTTCATTGTTTTCCTCCAGCACTATTCAGTGCTTCTTTTGTTTTAACTGTGTAGTATCCGCGGCCTTCGCAAAACTCACAGTTGTTTATTGTTTCCTGTTCTGTTGAATAGTTCCACGATTCTATAAAGCCATCACCTTTGCAGGCTTGGCATACTGGTGGTTCTATTCCAAAGCGAGTTATATACTCGTTGCGTTCTCTGTCAAACGTTGCCATTAAAATGCCGCGATGCCATAGTTGGTAGTTTGATGTCTTGATATTCAAGAAACTCAAGCAAGCTCTTGCTGCTTATGCGAGCAACCTGACCATCTGCTGACCTGAAGAAGCTTGATGTAACCCACTCGTTTTCATCTGACTCGGCAGAAAGATCGAGCACGGCAACCTCAAACGTGGACTGGTGTATTAGCTGATCTGAAGATTCAACTGGGCTACCGCCGTAGAAACTTCCAGTTCCAACTGACAGCAAATAGTCTCTTTCGTTGCGTATGAAAAACGCTGCTGAATGGTATGATCCATCAACCATTTTCTTCCACTTGAGTGACTTCAGTGACTTCCAAGCTTTTTCTTTTGCATCAAGCTCGCGATCAATCATCTGATCCCGCTTAATGTCTGCGTATTCTCCCAAGTCTGGCTCGACAAACTCTTGTTCTTCCTGCATGATAATGCCTCTTGCTGTTTAGAAGTAAGTGGGTGGGGACAGCGCAAGCCATCCCCACCGCACTAACAAAAAGGGTTGGGAAATGTCTGGCGTTACCCAAACAGGCTCATCCCAACTCCAAATGCAAACCAGATAATTGCGAGTGCAATTATCAGACTTGCAAAACGTTTAAAGTTTTTCTCTGACATGTTAATCACCATGATGCTTGGTAAATAATTTCGCTTTCAGCGAAATCTGTTTCAGATAATACTTCCCAAAGGATCTCGATTGTGGTCCTCAGGTCTTGGACATACCACTCATCGCCAGCTTCATTTGAGCCAAAGAAAAAGCCCCTTGTTGGAGGCAGCTTTTCAAGTGCAGCTTTAGTTCTTTCTTCCTCTGATTCTTCTCCAAGAATAGAGCAACAAAGCTGAAGCAACTCATCAAGCTTTTGCTTTGGCACGTGGATCTGCTGACACTGATCAACACCACCAGCGCATTGCTCTACAATCCAGCCGTGAATCGCATTAGCCTTGCGCCAGTAGCCAGCGTCTTCGATGACGTAGCAAATCTTATCTGAATCAATACCCTTTGTATTTCCAGATAGATTTATTTTAATACGCTCTTCTGGGTTCATGTGATCCCAGTTTTTGACATACGTTTTCCTATACAGGTACATGTCGAGTCCCATGGCAGTCTCCGTTTATGATGAATAGGCAAGGGGCACTGTGCCCCGCACCATACACACTAACAAAAAGCGTGGGGAAAAGATCCGCCAGTTATTTAAAACTGCACAGCTCTTCTGTTGTAAAGCCGTTGATCTTATCCATTGCTTCGTGAAAGCCAATAACTTTACCGTTGCTTTCGCCAAGCGTAAAGCCAACAAAAGCTGATCCAAGTATCACAGCTCCAGTTAGTATTACAACGATTGCAACCTTAGCTATTTCTGAAAGAAATTCCAGCATGTTAGTTTCCTCAAGTTATTCCACGGGTTTTAGCTTTTGCGTTCAGCTGGCGAAGCACGAAGTGCGGAGCCATGCGTAAAGAAGCGCGAGCGTAGCGAGCACATTTAAAAGCAAGCCCCCCCAAGGAGGGGGGCTGATGACTAACCATAGTACGCTATGCCGCATCTTTCTTTCCGCTGATAGTAACGAGCGCGGCTTGGGCGGTACTCGAAACCGTCGAGCGTAAACTTTTCCAAGATGACCGCTTCGCGTTCGTCGCTAATCGCATCTTCAGCGCCTATCTCTGTTGCAATTTCGTTGTACTTGATCTGGGCGGCTTCCAGATTGACGAAGTAGTGGTGCGAAGCGCGCGCACCTTCCCATTTAACTTCAGTTTCATGGGTAACTATGTAAAGAACGGATGTAGTCATGATAGTCCACGGTGTTAGAAAGAAAACAAAAAAGCAAGGCCCCCCTTTCGGGGGGCTTGCTCTCCAATCAGAGGGTGAAACCCTCTGACTTGCGAGCTTTCGTGGGGCTAAGCCGCACGATAAAGCTGCGCTCTACACCAGCTTCGGTGTGGCGAAAGTCGTTCTTGACTTTGCCACGGTAGAAACCAGCGTCAAGCATGTCGCTCACTGCGGCAGTTTTCGCTTGCAGAAAACTGACGTAGCGGGCGATGCCGCTGTAAGCGGCAGAGTACGCTTCATCGCCATCGCCAATAAAGCGCGCGGCGATGCAGACTTCCTCATAGTTTTCGATGAGGTGCTCAATGGCTTGAGCGGCCTCATCACTACGAGGGTTTTCCATGACTGCGTCAACGCGCAGTTCTGCGAGCGCCTCATCTGCGGTTTCGCGTGCGAGGATTACGGCGCTAAGGGACTTCAGATTGCTCATAACAAACCTCCAAGGTTGAATTAAGTGAGCGGTGGCGTGGAACGGAAATCGTCCCATCACACTAACAAGAACGGTCCACGGAGTGGACAGTGCGTGGAGCGTGAGCGTAAGGATTTAAAAGAGGGTACGCATGAGCGTGCGCACAGATACGAGTGAGCGCAGCTCACGAGTCCACGAGCGAGCGAAGCGAGCGAAGTGGGCGCCCAACTGACAGCTTTAGCTGGCAGATAGCAAGCTTCACGTAAAATTCTAACGGTGAAAACCCCCTATACACCCTAACAAAGGCGGTTTTCTGCATACATATCACCGTCGCACATTCTGATACAATTTTTGGGTTTGTACGCACTCCCAAAAGCTAATATATTCTTGTGGCAGACAGCAAAAACAGCCGCTTGTTAGTTAAGTAACCAATATCAAAGGAGCCGCTGTGAGCTACTTGGGCGCAAATGCGGGGTAATAGCCGCACCTTACGGGGCTTGCGTAGACCAAACTGAGTAGATTTCCCTACGTATGGTGGTGAATACGGATCATATCTGCTGACCATTGGTCATTTTGCACACTAATAGGTTTATTGTATCCAATAATGAACGGAAAAGGCAGCAAAAGAAGGCCCACAACCGTTACTATTAAGGAATGGGAGAAAAAGTGGGAGACAATCTTTAAAAAGTAGTTCTTTTTTTATAGGTTGGGTTTGGTAACAGCGCTGACGCGCTGTGTCCCGCTACGCGGGACGGGTTATCATTTTTGGCCTTAACTATATCGTGTTATTACTATGGCTATTGAGTATCGCGGGGAGAAGTTTGAGGGCTACAACAAGCCTAAGCGCACTCCCAATCATGGAACCAAGTCACACGCCGTGCTGGTGAAGAAGGGAGAGGAGATCAAGATGATCCGCTTTGGGCAGCAGGGCGTAAAAACGAATCAGACCGCAGGTCAGCGCGAGGCATTTAAGAGCCGCCACGCTAAAAACATTGCCAAAGGCCCCATGTCCGCTGCTTACTGGGCAGATAAGGTCAAGTGGTCGCCAAGCAAGACACAATCATCGTCCACTAAATGGAAAAAAGGTAGCTAACTATGCCGTACAAGAAGACAAAAATGGGAACAGTTAAAATGCCGTATACAAAAAAGAAAGTTGTGAAGGGTAAAAAGTAATGGGAAAGAATCTAAAACGTAGTGTGCGCGATGCTTGGGAAGACGAAGGTTGGAACGGGCAGCGCAACAAGCGCATGATTGAAGCAAAGCGCGAGGCAAAAGCGCGCAAGAACGAGGACCTTGCTGACTTCAGCAACAATGATTGGGATGATATTGTAAAACAAGAGAACAGGTTTTGATGACAAAGGCAGAGTATGAGGCAATGGTGGGCGCTACCTTTGAGGATATTGTGGCCACGTTGCGTCAAAAGAACGCTGACTACACAGGCATTTCTGCTGATCCATTTGCAAACTTTAGGTTATCTGAGCTTGAGGGCGTTGCCCCAGAGAGAGGGCTACTTATACGAGTTCAGGATAAGATGCAGCGCATCAGGTCGTTTCTCGACCAAGGGCGTTTGTTTGTAGAGGGGGAATCGTTTGAAGATGCCATTCACGACATAATTGGCTATATGGTACTCCTGAAAGGGATGTTGCTGGAGAAAACGCAAGATGATCCTTTACGACTCAACTGAAGACCCCGTTAAAGTGTGGGAACGCTGGGCAAAACAGCACGATCCCGTTGTCAGAGCCAAGCGCTGGTTCAAGCTCAAGCTTGTTAAACTTAAACGTAAGATGCGTGGATAAGATTACAAGAACGCTGACGGACGCTACTGGGGTAAAAGCCAAGCGAGAATATGCGGTCTATACGCAGGAAGAGGCGGACTCCGCTGGTATAGGCTATGTTCATTACAAAAAAGCCACCACCGCTGGTGAGTGGGTGCTATCTGACGATGGCTACGTTGCCCAGATAATCAGGGTGAATGGGCCGTACTCCTTCAGGGGTCGGCCCAAGTACGAGTTTATCTTGCCGTATTGCCGCGTTTGGAGTACAGGAAGCAAGAGGCAACTTAACTATGAAGAATTTCGCGAAGCTGGCGTATATTCTTGGCACAGCCCTAAGCGTTCTTACGAGTACTCTTTGGCTGGCAAGCGTTTTAAAGAGGCGCTTAAACAATACGCATTTTTATACGTCACCCAAAAAGGCGTTCTTTCGCAAGAACAACTATCCGAAATAGGGAATCTTTACAGGCCCGACCAAAAAATTCCCGAAGCAACTTTTTTAAGGGCAGTAAGAACAAAGACTGGAAAAGCAATGCTACGAAGCGAACTAACTGGATTGATGGCAGAGCATGGCATTACGCCCGCTCACGTTATCACTCAGCACCAGAAGATTATTGAGGACGCGCTTGCTTCTGGGCAGCTTGGCGTTGCGGAGAAGGCCAATAAGCAGTTCATTGAAATGCTTGACCTTACGCCAGACAAGGTGACTGTAACTGAAAAACTTGAGGGCGGCATTAGGTTCGACCACCTGATCGCAGCACGAGAAGAAACCAAACAATTAGACCAATGAGCAAAGGATATAAAATTTGGCCCACAGCTAACGGCTACGCTGTTGTAGATCGCGAAACAATGGAAGAGGTACACCCTTCTACTGACAAGCGCGCTGCCATGCGTATTGCATTTAACTACTCGGTTAACGGGCTTCCAGTTAAAGCTGCACCAGTGAAAGAAGTAGTAAAAGAAGAAGAGCCAGAAGAGGGCAAAAAAGTTGGGCGACCAAAGAAGTCAGGTAAATAACTTTTGTCACATTTGTGGCAAAAACACAACGCAGTGGGTAAAAGATCCAGTTGAAAATATTAACTGGGCCATTAGACTTTTTCCTACAAAATCAGGATCTTACGTATGTACAATGTGTGATCCAGAAATTGAGTCTGATTGGCGAGCAAACAAGCGAGCCAAGAAGGACACGCAAACCTCTATGTTCTAATGGACGAGCAGCAACTCATGGAAATGCAGGACGCGGTAAACGCGTTGATGCAGATTAGAAAGCAGCGCGCGTTGCAGTCTGTACAGGCTGCTCTTGCAAAGTCTATGGAGGCGCGCAACACGCCGCCAACTATGGGCTACTACGGCAACACTGCGCTGGACATGCTCATGGGAGAGCGCGAGCTTGTCAATATGCTAACCGCATCCCCGCAAGCACGAGTTGCATCTGGAGCCAAAACACTACCGCACGTTAATCAGTACGGCCACTCTCAATCCAAAAACGTTTTGTACAGACGATAATGGAAGAAGAACAGCAAAATGAAAGTTTGTTTAGGGCTGCTATAAAAAGAGCGGCCAGCAAAACAGTCAGCGATCTTCGCAGAGAGGCCATTTATGCACAGCGGGATGATGCAACTCGCACCGCACAGACGCAGCAAGGTTTGGATGCGCTCAATAAGTATGGGGGAGCATACTTGGAAATAGGCGGAATTAATTTGAAGAGGCCAGCTCTGGACAAACCGCATTTCCTTGATGCAAGAGTTGATATGGAAAATGCCAACTACATGGGGAAAACAGCATTTGGAGCTCATGCGCCGAGGATTCAATTAGGCAGAAATGTAACTGATTTTCTTATGCGCGAGGGAGTAAGGAATGTTTTGCCGCCAGAAGACGAGGAGACTGCGAAGGCGTTTATCCTTGGCCACGAATACGGGCATTATCTTCAGGATATGAAATTGGTGCCAGAGTCTACTTATGGTAGCCAATATGATGCCGATTTGACTGGATACGTAATTGCAAAAAGACTTGGGCTTAATCCCAAGTTTGATATTGAATCTGAACAGGGCAATTTGGAGTATTATCAGGATGAGCTTGTAGACGCTGCATTTAGAATTAAAAAGGATATTGAGGCCCGCCAAGCACTTATTGAATCCATGCAAAGAAAAAAATTCAATGATACAAATGAGTAAAGTAGTGTCATCCAATAAAATTGGAACATCAACACAAAGCGAAACAAAAGCTACAAATAGGAGAATTTATTGGTAGCAAATTTTTAAGGTAAAAAAATGGCAACAAGTTTACTTGATCTTGTAGCTGGCTCTTCTACGCCAGAAAAAATAGTTGTCCAGCCTGGGGACAATCTTTCTAAGATTGCGGCCAGAACTGGGGTCTCCGTAGAGGAGCTTGTTAGAATCAATAAGATTGCCAACCCAAACCTTATTAGTATCGGCCAAGAGTTAAGTACTGGAAATGAACTACGAAGTGCTGGACTTGCAGGTGGGCTGATTGAATCTGCTGGAAGCGCTTATGACAAGGTGGTATCCTATGCAAACCCACTGAAAGCGTTGCTGCGCTTTACGTTTGGAGGAGAAAAGAGCATTACGCGAGATGATTTTAGCGAAGAGGGAATCGAACTAATAAAAGAGCTTGTAAAAGAGGGCGGCGTAAGGTCTTACGAGCAATATCACAGTCGAGGCGGCGGAACCATGGGAGGGATAGTAACAGAGGAAAAAGAATCAAGCAACCGAGCCGCCAATGAGGTCGCATATATACTTGGCAGATTTGGGGTAGAAAGAGACGATTCTGGAAACGTCAGAGTTGTTGACAAATACGATTTTGATACTAAAGAAAAGAATCTCAGAATTGCAAAGCAGCGCTCAGAAGCTGGCGCAAAGGGAGCGTCTATGTTAAGCAAAATTTCTGCATACGCTCCATCAATAAGAAATGCCATTCGATCAATTCTTGGCAGGGATGAATCAGATTCCATTCCCGTAGACATTACCTTTTCGCGTGAAGAATTGCGCCAATGACAAATCAGGAGGTATTTGATAGCTGCATAAAAGACATGCTTTTTATGGGTAGGGCTTGCCTACCCATGCTTTTTAGCGAGAAAAGCCCCAAGATGCACCGCGAGGTAGCGGATCATCTTATGGACAAGAAGCATGACTTACTAAACATTATCGCCCCGCGAGGCCACGCAAAGACAACACTAACTGCACAGGTCTACCCACTTTGGCACATTTTTTGTGAGGACCTGCATAATGGCAAGCCACCAAAGCCAAAGTTCGTCCTGCTAACTTCTAAGAGTAGGCAGTCAGCGGTTAATACGTTGACTACAATCAAAAACATTCTGGAGCATAATAGGCATTTCCACGCCATCTTTGGCTACCACGGAAGCCAGAACGCTCAGACATGGCGAGAGGATATTATCCATTTGGACAATGGATCAGTCATTATCTGCAAGGGATGGGAGCAGCAGATACGCGGTCTAAACATTGATGGTATGCGCCCGTCTCTCATTGTTGGGGACGATATTGAAAGCGAGGAAAACACAAAGACACAGGATGCAGTTGATAAAACTTTTAGGCGGTTTGTTCAGGCGATTATGCCAGCGCTGGGAAAGGGTGGGCGAGTCATTAACGTTGGTACGCCTCTGGTTCAGAATAGCTTGGTGTTTACTCTTGGCGAAATGGAAGAGTGGACAACGCTACACTACAAAGCAATCTATACAGAAGAGGGAGTGCAAAAGGCTCTCTGGCCTGAAATCTGGCCGTTAGACAAGCTTCTCAAGCGTAAAAAATCTCTTGATGAAATAGGTCGCATTAGCTCGTTTTACCGCGAGTTCATGTGCGAAGTTATTGGTGACGAGGATCAGCTTTTTAACCATAGCTACCTACGCCATTGGGAGGGAGAGCTAAAGACTGATGAAAACAAAAAGAGCTATCTGGTCATCAATGGACGAAATGTTCCTGTCAACATATTCATGGGAGTTGATCCAGCGTCCACGCTCTCACGGCGCAGTGACTACACGTGTATCTTTGTCATTGCAATGGACGCTGATAGGAACATCTATTGCATTGACTACATGCGGAAGCGCCTGAAGCCAATTGACGTTGCTAATCAGATCATAGACTATTACAGAAAATACCACCCAATGAAGAGCCAGATTGAAACGGTGGGATACCAGTCTATGATTTCAGACTACATACGCAGGGACAGGGGCATGTATATTCCTGGCCTTGACATAAAAAATAATCCGCGACAAGGAAAAACTGAGCGACTTGAAGGATTGCAGCCAATGTTTGCTCGCGGTAATGTGTATCTTCGCAAGAGTCACAAAGAAACTAATAACATGGAAGATTTTCAAGATGAACTTCTTATCTTCCCAAGAGGAAAGCATGATGATACGATTGATGCTTTCTTCTATGCAGTAAAAGGCGCGTTTCCTCCCTACCACGACGTTATTTTGTCTGATACAAAAAGTAATCGTAACTTGCAAAATAAACGTACTTACGATTGGATGATAGAATGATTGGCGATCACTTTAATCCTAACACTCACGAATACGAAAACTTAGAGCAACCAACGCAGGACACGAGTACGGATCGTGACGTTGAGTTGACGGAAGAGTTGTATCAGCACTACTCTGATGCACAGCATGACTGGAGTAGCCGTGGTCGAGAATCAAAAGATTTTGTTCACAACGTTCAGTTTACGAAAGAGCAAATTGACGTATTGAACGAACGTGGACAGGCAGCAACGCCAATCAACGTTTTGTGGCCTGCTATGGAGCAGGCGGTATCCATGCTGACGGCAAATACGCCAGCATTTCAGGCCACTGCTGAAGAGGACTCTGACGTTAAAACAGCAAACGCAATTAGCGATTTGGTAAGCCATGATTGGTATAAGTCACATGGCAATGAGCAGCTTAAAATTGCGCTTTACGACTACTATCAGACTGGTCGCGGGGTAATTCAAACCTACGTTGATCCAGATGCGGATTATGGCAAAGGTGCTGTTCGCTTTCGTGCTATTGACTCCTTGATGGTCTACCCAGACCCCAATAGCCGCGACCGCTTGTGGCGTGATGCAAGCCATATCCTTATTAAAAACCTAATGACCGCTGAGCAGATTCTTGCAATCTGGCCTGACGCAGCGGGTGTTTTGCCAGCGGCAAACACTATCCATGACAATTATGATGAGTTCACTTCTTCTCTTAAAGGTAATCGTGGCTTTTCTCGTGGTCGTGTCTACGATAACCACCATAGCCGCTATCAGATTCTGGAACGCTACTCAAAGGTTAGAATCGAGTATCAGCACATCGCTGAGCGCCCTACTGGAGTTGAGCAAGTGTACCTGCCAGAAGAATTTGAGCAATACCTTGAGACTCCAGCAGTCGTTATCACAATGCCTGACGGAAGCCAGCA